CTATTGTACAATACGCAACAAAACAAGAAGGATCTTCTAAATCTAGAGTTTATCTAGATACAGCTTTGCCTGGTGGTGTCACAAATACAAGTATTGTGCGTTTACGTCCTAAGGTAGCAAACACTAACTCTGGTACATTACTATTCCCAACTGGTAGCAAACAAGTATCTCAAATATCTGCTGGTGGAGATGACACTAAAATTAAATACTACTTCCGTAGAGATTTTGTAACTACTGCATCTTCTGGTGGTGGTACAATTACATTTGCTGCACAGTTACCATTTGGTACACAAAGATTTGCTGCGTTTAGTGAAGAGAATTATATTATAACTGTGTTAGATCCTGGTGATGCACCTGATATTGTAAAAGGTGATATCATTTATGTTTCTGATGATGCGGTGGAAATTACATCTGCTACAGATACTGCAAGTGGTCTTACATCTGGTAGTATTAGTTTACAGTTAGCATCAAATTATTTTGGAACTATACCATCTAATGGTACATTTCCTAAATTAAAACTTACTGCGACTCTTGAGGTAACAAACGCAAAACCAAGACTTAAGACTGCAGTAAGAAATAAGAGAATTGTTGTTGCTTCTGCTGGTGATCGTATCGTTCCATTCAGAGGAGTTGACTATGATACAGATGTTGTAGAAACTCTATCATACTCTGATGCTTTTAAATTAAAATATATCTACGAAGGAACTTCTTCTCAAGCACCTAATGTAGACTCTGCAGGTAACTTAATTTCTGGAACTGACGTTACAGCTAGATATTCATTTGATAATGGTCAAAGAGATACATTGTATGATGTTTCTCGTATTGTTCTAAAACCAGGTTTTGAACCTGCTGTTGGTCAACTATTAATTGCATTTGATTACTTTGAGCAATCTCAAGGAGACTTCTGTACTATTGATAGTTATCTTCATGAAGCAGGTGTTCCAGAAGATGAGATTCCATCTTTCAACTCTTCTGTTCATGGAAACTTAGAACTTAAAAATGTAATTGATTTCAGACCTAAAGTAGATAGCAATGCTATTATTCCTGGTTTCCTTAATATCGCTTCTCTTGAAACTACTGTTGGATCTTTTGCTGGTGCTGGTGCTGTAGTTTCTAGTACACCAGCTCCTGATTTGAATTTAGAATATACATTCTCATTCAGTCAGATTCAATACTTAGATCGTATTGATGGCATCTTTTTAGATAAAAAAGGTCAGTTTATAGTTAAAGAAGGTAATTCGTCACTCAACCCATCTAAACCTGATCCTATTGATGATGCTGTACCTCTTTTCTATGCGTATATTCCTGCATTTACCAAGACAACTAAAGATGTAAGAGTCACACCTGTTGATAACCGCCGTTATACAATGCGTGATATCGGTAAGTTGGAAAAGCGTATTGAAAGACTTGAGTACTATACAACACTTAGCATACTAGAACAGCAAGCACTTAACATGCAAGTTAAGGATGAGATTGGTCTAGACAGATTTAAGTCTGGTTTCTTTGTAGATAATTTTGAGGCACATAAAGTTGGTAACTTACAATCTCTTGATTATAGATGTGCAGTGGACAGTCAACAAAGTGTCCTACGTCCTCAAGCAAAAGAAGATTCTGTAAATTTAGAAGAAGTTAACAATAGAGAAGATCAAAGATCAGTTTCTGGATATCAAAAATCAGGAGATATGGTAACATTGCCATATTCACCATTAAATTTACTTGGTAATGATTTTGCGTCTAAGACTTTAAATCCAAATCCATTTGTTGTATTACAATATGTTGGTGATGGAGAAATATCTCCATCTATTGATCATTGGTATGATCAATCTGAGGAACCATTAGTAGTAGATACTAACACAGATCTATTCAACATTTTCCTTGCAAAAGAAAATGTAAAAGAAAGTTTCTCAAGTCTCTTTAATTCATTTGTAGTTAACTGGGTTGGAACATCATCTTCCTTTACTACAATTAATTCTTTAGGTCAAAACAACTCACAGCAAGCTGTGACTTCTGTTGCTAGTGCCTCTGTTGCAAGTACTTCCAATATTAGTCCTCAAAATAATGAGGTGGGTAAAGGAGTTCCAACTAAAACAGTTGGAGAGAGTTTAGTTTCAACTTCCTTAGCATTCTTTGCTAGAAGTATTCCTGTTAGATACGTCATCAGGAGAATGAAACCTAACACAAAGATGTATGTTTTCTTAGAAGGAAGAGATATTAGTCGTTGGGTAAATCCTGATTTAAGATTTACTGGTATTGCTGGTAACTCTTTATCTGCATTTAATGGTGAGATTACAACTGATGAGTATGGTAATGCTAGTGGACTAATTGTTGTTCCTGCTGGTCTACCACCACTTGAAAATGCAACTTGGACTGGTGATGTAGATACTCTAGCATATGACACTTCTGCTGATGAAGTATCAATTACTTCTGGTGTGTTGACATTTAGATTTACTTCTAGTTCAACCAATGCACCTAAAGAAGAAGTTGATAGTTACACAGAAGTTAAGTATTATGCTACTGGTCTTCTTCCAGAAAATCCAGCAAGTATTGTTTCTACAAAACCATCTTACTTCAAATCAAATGAAGGTGTACAGTTAATTGAAAGTAATACTGATAATCCTGTAAGACCTAATCCTCTTGCACAAACATTCAAAGTAGAAAATCTTGATGGTGGTTGTTTTGTTACTGGTGTTGATCTCTTCTTCAGTAAGAAGAGTACTAACATTCCAATTAAAACTTACATCTCTAATGTTGATGCAGAAAAACCAGCTAAGAACATTGTTCCTGGTTCTGAAAAAACTCTTTCTCCAAATACGTTCCTCAAGTGTTTTGCTAGTGGTAACGTAGCAGTTTATGTGGGTGAGAGTGTAACAGGTGCATCTTCTTCTGCATCAGGTCCTATTCTTAAGATCTTTGATAAAAATAATGTAGAATTAGTTGCAACTGCATCTGGTAAGTTTAGTCTTACAAATGAGCAAGTATATACTGTGGTTCTTAGTAACCATAATGGTAAATCTTTTGTACAGAATGAAGATTTAATTATTCCATCTGTGACAGAGGCAAATGCATTAAACAATACTGATCTTGTTCTTTCTATTGCGAAAGATAGTGGTAAGGTCTCCAAGATGAGAATTACTAACACTGGTCAAAATTATGACAGTGCAATTCTTACTATCGAGAGTCCTCAGTTACCTGGCGGATCTACTGCTACTGCAGGTATAGAAGTTTCTGGTGGTAAAATTTATAATGCTGAAGTATCACTTAGTGGTTTTGGTTATACAGAAGCTCCTTCTGTAGTTGTTAAAGGTGTTGGTAATGGAGCAGGTGGATGTGAAATCCAAACGTTTATTGAAATTGATACACCTGCTGTAAGAATGGGTGTATCAACTGATGCTGGAGAAGTAACAAACTCCACAACACCTACACACTTTGCATTTGATTATCCTGTATATCTACAGAATGATACTGAGTATGCACTTGTAGTTGAAACTGATTCAACTGATTATGAACTTTGGGTTTCTAAACTTGGCGAAACTGATATTGCTACAAGTACGGTTATTACAACTCAACCATCTCTAGGTTCGGTATACCGTTCCCAGAATACCGAAAGTTGGACTGAAGATATCTTCGAGGATCTTAAGTTTAATCTTTACAGAGCAGAGTTTGATATAACTAGACCAGCAGAACTTCTTCTTAAGAATAAAAATCTTGGTTATGAACTCTTGAGTGCAAATCCAATTGAAACAAATGCAAGTTCTAATTCTGCTTCTACATCTACTTTATTCAAAAACAACAATGCTGTTGTTAAAGTAAATCATAGAGATAATGGTTTTGAAGATAGTGGTAAGTCATATGTCTTCTATAGAACTGCAGTTGAGACTGGAGGTATTACTGCTTCCACTATCAATAGCAATCTATTTAAGGTAATGAATTCTGGTGTTGATTCATATAATATTCTTTCTCCATCTCAAGCTGCAGGTAACTCTCTTGGTGGTGGCACTTCTGTATATGCAAGTTATAACAGAAAGTTTGAAACTCTATATCCACAAATTCATTATCTAACATTTACAGGTACAACATTAGATGTTTCTGTAAAAACTACTAATGTAGTTCCTGTTGATTCTTCTACAACTAACTACACTTCATATTCACAGGCAGAATATGAAAGAACATTCTTGAATGAACCACATTACTTTACAAATCAGAAGATGATTGCTTCTGAGATTAATGAGACTCTAAACAGTCTTGAAAGATCTCTAACTTATAAAATGCAATTATCTTCTACATCTAGTAATCTTTCTCCAATCATTGATCTTTCTAGTGCTTCTGTTAAGACAGTAACTAATAGAATTGAAAATGCAAAAGGAGAAGAGAACAGATTTGGTAGAAGAGATCAAGTTATTGAGTTCTTCCCAGTTTATCAACTTGAACTTGCTGGTAATGCTGGAACACAACTACAAGCTGATCAAACAATTGAAGGACAGACATCAAAAACAACTGGAACTATTGCAAGAGTTAATGGTAATGTTGTTTATGTAAGAGTTAAAACAAGTCAATTCTTCCAGAAAGGAGAGACTGTTTTCTTAGGTAATCAAACAGAGTTGACAAACGTGACTGTTGATTCTAACCCATCACAAGTATTCGCATCTATTGATGATGGTGCTACGATTGAAGCAAGAAATCCAGCTGTAATTCTTGACACATATGAAAATATCATTACTGGTAAAACAGTTATTTGGAATAATCAAACTCAGGAGTTAACTGCTAGAGTTGATGTTAATCCTATCAACGATGATTACAATGGTAGAATTATTGACAATGTTTTGTATAACAGAAACGCTAATACTGATCAACAACTTGCAGATATTTTCCGTGTAGGAGACTTTATCAAATATCCTAATCAACCAGATGAGGAAGCAAACTATTTAGAAGTAGGTAAAATTACTTATACTAATGGTATTGATTTTGTTGCTGAAAATACTTCCAAGAATGGTTCTGCAATAGCTAAGTATGTAACCAAGGAAGTTGTTATTAGTAGTCCTGCAACTGCTATTGATGTACATCTAATGGCAAATGTCAAAGACATCTCTAATATTCAAGTTCTTTACAAGTTTAAGAAAGCATCTAGTCAAGAAAACTTTGAGGATATTGATTGGATCTTATTCAATGGTGATGGACAACCTGATACGCTAGAGTTAGCAACTACAGAAAATACTATTTCTAGTGTTGTAGAGAAACAATCTTCTTATCAAGATCTTAAGTATAGTGTATCTGATATTGATGAATTCTCATCATTTGCTGTCAAAATTGTAATGCTTGGCGTTGATCCAGCATTTGCTCCTAAGATCCAAGACATTCGTTCTGTTGCAGCATTTTAATTTCCGCGTATGGATTATTTGAAGGTAGAGGGACATGATGGTCTTGTAAGAGACCAAAAGACAGGTGCTATCTTGAATTTGAACGATTCTGCTATAGCTGCTAGACGTAAGTCAAAGCAGTTGAGTTCCGCGTTGGACGACATAAATATGTTGAAGACTGAAGTCTCTGAAATCAAGTCCCTACTGAGAGAGTTAGTAAAAAATGCCAGCAATTAATGTCGCACGTACCGATACCTTTGAGCTTCAAAGGCAGAAAATTAACCAAATTGGTGCAAGATTATTTGATGTAACTGGAGGTGGATCTGATCTATCTACTGGTAACTTAAAACTAGGTGACGGAACAAAAACCGTACCATCACTAGCATTTGCCAGCGATAATACACTTGGTTTGTATAAAGCAGGAACAAGAGCTCTTGGATTTGTTAGTGGAAACAAAAGAATTATTAATATTCAGGAAGACTCCTTT